CACCCGCTGCGTGTCGTAAATCTTAGGCACTAAGTTAATAATTTGGCGTGTGATGTGACGGATTGCGCGAGCTAAGTTGTCAACGTAGTGGTAGGTGCCGGTGTCGCCTTGACGCTCACGCGCCATGATGGCTTTGCCTGAACGCTCATTAGAGGTGGCTCCCAAGCTAGAATCATATTGCCCTGTTGTGGATTTAATATCGTCACTAGCACCCGCTTTGGCTTGCAGCAAGCCACTTGACGCCATAGGGGGTTGTGCGCGTTGTGGGAGCGGCAATGTACCACCCGCACCGTCGGTTACATCAGGGTTAACTTCAAGGTAAGGCCAGTTGGTCGTGTTGGCAGTTTTCCATTGAGTTTCATAACCCTCAAACTGACCGCCGTAGCCAATAAACGGTGCTTTGGGTGCCAAAGCCAACATCTCTGCCTCTTGACTCACCCAATAGTTGTACATCCGTTGGGCGTCTTTGGCATTACGAACAATGCCCGACACATGGATGCGTCCATCAATCTCAAATTCATTGCCGACCACCCGCACAACCGGAATCCAATCACCCGCCCAATCGTTAGACTCCAACACTTCAAAGCCGTTGATCTTGCAATGCTTAACTTTCTTTACATCAACAATACGACTCTTGATCGGCTTCATGCCCATCTGAACCATCTGTTGATCTTCAGGTGAACCCTTCATAGCACTCACGTTGCCGTAGTACAAGTTTAATACTGCTTTTTCATGCTCGACGTAGTAATAGTCAGCAATCCGAATAGTGTCTACGCTTAACCAAGGTGCGTAGGATTCGTTACCCACGCTTTGCGCCTGCAAAGACGACACGGGTTGGGCGTCAGGAAACATCCGCTCAAAGTCTTCAAGCATCAAGTCTTCAGTCACAAAACACCATTGGGCGTCTGACCCGCACGGGTCTTGGATCGTTGGATCCATGTAGACTGAGAAGGAGTTGCGAATACGCCCGATCTTGATGTCTTGGTCAAAAGACTGATCGTTGCTGTATTCGGTGAGCAACCGGATGTAGCCTTCCCCATACGCCACTTGGTTCTCACAAGCGGTGTCGTACGCAACATCCGCGTCAGACATATACTCAATGTGACGCACCATGCCGTTGAAAATCTCGGCAACTTCAACGTCAGCCTTATCGTCAGCGGGAATTACTTTCCCACTTGGTCGGTTTTGGCGTTGATCGTTGGTGACTTGTCTAACGTGCTGGGGGAGCTTGTTAATAGTAAGGCAGGGGCGCGCGTTAATGGTTTGACCTTGAACCGAGCCCCGAGTAGCCAACACGTCGGCTGGCCATTGGAACTGGTTGTCTGGACTTGCTGCGTAGAATCGAAGATCATCAAGTTCATCCTCACGGCTATCCGAATAGGCGGCAATCGCCATCGTCATGCGATGCAGCGCGGTTTCTATGATGTCTTTTTCTTTCATACAAGTCCGATTACGTCCTTATCCTTCATAATAAGAAGACCTTCATACTTGCGATCAATTGTACCGCTGTACATGACGTGATCACCTACGCGCACCATAAGTGGACGATTGCTATCTTTCTTACCCGTGCCGACCGCCACCACCACACCCGTCTGGGTATCTGTTTCGGGTAGGATTAGCAGCCCGCTTTGCACAAACGGGTCGGGGCGTACTGCAATATTGTCGTGCAATGGTTGGATCATTTCTTCTTTTCCGCAGCGCGTTTGGTTGCGTACGCAATGGCCACGCTTTGCTTAATGGGCTTACCGGCTTTGACTTCAGCCTTCACGTTTGCACGGAAGGCTTCTTTACTGGCTGACTTTTTCAGCGGCATGATTATGCACAATGAATAATTGCAAAGTTAATCACAACGGCTTCCGAGAGCGAACCGGCGCTAATGTTACGCAAGGTAATAGTCGCCGAGCCCGCCGCCATGCTAGATACCCAGCAGTTGTACGCGCCGGACGTGCCGTTGGTGACGTTTAAGATCAACACATCTTTAGCCGACAAGACGCTATTAGTTAGCGTGAAAGTCACGTTGGTGACGGTCGCCAATGAAGCATTGTTCATCGTAATCTGACCAGCGGACGTATTTGCAGTCACACCTGTCGATTTGGAAGTTGCTTGGGTAACTGCGGTTTGAGCACCAGAGGCATAACCAATCTCTTGGCTTGCGTACATAGTAGTAAGTTCAGGATCGGCAAAAGCAACACCGATTGGTTGTGTATTTGACATTTTTTAAGTCCTTTTCATTAATTAAGCAGACATCCAGTTTGTGGACATACTTTGTGGTGAATAATTACGACTTTTAGGTTCTACATACTCCCTGTGAGCCACGGAAAACGCAAACGTCACGCAGATAGCGTCTGCGGCGTCCGGAGAAGCCAACCCCCTCGCCTTCATGTCCTTCTTAGACTCCAAAAAGATAGTTCCCTTTGAATCCGGCTTCATTACTGGTGATATTAAATCAGTTTTAAGCACTCTGTCACTAGGAATCGACGCAGTTTTCAACCATTGGCGCATATCACCCCACATTTGTGCCCTTAAATTACCATACATGAGCGGATTTTTGGATTTATTTCCAAAATTCACGCCTCGAATCTTGTAGCGCTGCTCTTTCAATCTATCCACAACCCCGCCACCCACGCCACCTTCGTCAATCACGACCAAAGCTGGCTTATATTCCTCAATCGCCTCAATGACGTGCCCAACCACGGTCATTGTATCGTCGCCCTTGAAGCGTTTGATGCCAATAATGTCGCGCCCTTGCCTGATGGCAATCACGGTTGAGTCTGAACCAAAGCGTGCAGGGTCAACACCCACAATGATAGGTGCGGATAGGTCTTTGAGGAGGGGGCGGCGCATAGCTTCATCGACAATGGAGGATGATATGAACTGATCATCACCCGCCGAGGGAAAGTCACCGTACACTTCGACCGCTGCTTGGCTAGAATCCGCACCATACTCGTCGATGATCTGTTGGTAGACCGCTTTATCTGTGCCCTCAACTGTTCTAGCGTCCACAATCTTGGTGTTCCAAAAGTCACGCTTGGAGTTGTGGCACTCGTAGAAGTAACCGGTATTTCTGCGCGGGTTCGAGAACGCCAACCAAAAGCGGTTGGGTGTGTTCTCGGTAAAGAAGCCAGCGGTGACTGCCCAGATAGCGTCGTCAATACCACTTGCCTCATCAAAGATTACCATCACGCCGTCGTAGTTGTGAACCCCCGCGTACGCGTCAGGGTTCTCGCTTGACCAAAGGCGTCCTTCCACCGACCAGTAGCGTGTGCCTTTCTTTAAGTCACGCTCGACCAGTTCGGTAATCCACTTGGCGGGCATCAATCTGGTGGCTGACACTTCAAACCAGTGGCTATTTAAGCTCATGGCGAGCCACTTGGTAATCTCTGCCCAGGTGACGCTTCTGAGCTGCGACTCAGAGTTTGCCGAGATAACGGTGGTAGAACCAATCCGTGTGGAGAGCATCCATAGCGTTAGCCAACTGACTAACGCCGACTTACCAATACCGCGACCGCTTGATGTTGCCATGCGGAAGGTGTCAAAGTCAACCTTGCCGCCGTTCTGCTTAATGTGCGCCGTCAGGTCTGACAGCACCTCGCGCTGCCATTTGCGAGGGCCGGAGAAGTCAGCCAGGGGCGTACCCTTCTGACTCCATGGGAACGCATAAAGTACGAACGCTAGTGGGTCATCCTTGATCTTGGGTGACCAAAGCGCTGACATTAGGCGCATCTCTTCGGCGGCGCTGTACTGTGTCGTTTGCATCAGAACTTCTTGCTGTAGCGGGCGTTGACGTTAAACATCCCGCGCGGGCCGTACATCCCACCAATATCTAGATTACCGCCGTTACCAAGGTCGGTGTTGTACCCCGCGTCTATCCCTGCGGGCATCATCTTAACTGTGCCGTCTGGCATCCGCACCATGACGCCATTAACGCCTGCGCGTAGGTTGTCCCCTTGGTAGCCACCACGCGCCATTAGCGTTTCGGGCATAAAGGGGGCAACTTGACCGTTAGGCAGTTGCATATTGTAACCGCCCGAGTTACCCATTAGTGAGGCTTGAAATGGCGATTGTCGGTCAGGCATTGCATATTGACCGCCACCCTGTTGGTTAAGTATTGCCACTTGGGTTGCAAAGTCAGGCTCAGCATCACCCCCCATCAACATCATCTTACGCCGCTCTTCAGGCGTCAGGTTCTCGGACAAGTAGCGCAGCATATTTAGGTTCTTGGGCATTAGTTCGTTGGCCATTGCCGGACTCCATATCTATAGTTAACCGTTGTTCGGCTTGCTCAAGCGCTGTGATGATGCTGATCTGTTGCGTGACGTCCACCTGCACTTGCTGCTTGGCCACCCAATCGTGTTTGTGTTTCAAGAACTCCAACGCCATCTTAGCGTCGCCGCCCACGGCTGCGTCATACACGACTTGCGACATGGTCGCTTCCGCTTCTGCGCGGCCTTGCATGGCCGCTAACTCGACCACAGGGTCTAGCTGGCAGAGTTTACGAAACTCCTCGGGCATCATGCCCGATCTGAGCGCTAGGGCGTCGTTGGACAAGCCTAGTTTTGCGGCTTCGTATACGCGCAACAAACGCGACTCGGTGGCGCGGACTTCGCGGGGTGTGAAGTGTAGAGATAGCATTTTGCGATTGTAGGTCATGTGGGCAATTTATTATATAAAAAAAATTGACAGCCTTGTTGCAAACATTTTTATAAAAAAATTTTGTTGGTGATCCCTCCGCTAGCTAGGGCTCCTCGGCAGGGCCCTCCCCCCCCTCCCCCCATGCTGCGCTGCACCATGCCGGCGGGCCCTAGCCGGCGGCCGGCGGCCGAGTGGTGCGTGGCCGGCGGGCCGAATGCTACCGGCTGGCGGCCGAGCTCGAGCTCGGTTAACACCTGGCGGCCGGCGAGCTCGGCCGGCACAACACAACGCGGGCCGAGTGATACCGGCTGGCGGCCGGCCACCAAGCAATGCTCACTAAGTCTTAGCCATTAAAGCTCACTAAGTCTTAGCTACTAAGTTTACCTTGAAGGCAATGTAGGCAATGAGGGCAATGCCCACAAAGTCCACTGGCTCTCTACGCTGCGCGTGCGCCAAACGTGCGACATATAATAAGCCTGTATATATATACAGTATATTATCAAAATATCTCATTACACAATTACTATTACCTTTATTACCCTACTTATTAGATAACT